GTCTTGCGTGTCGGGCCATAGACTTTTCACCCGCCCCCACCCAGCCTTGCCGCGACAGCCTCGCGGGCTGTCTTCTCTGCATGATGCTTCGCGCAGATCGCCTGCAGGTTGGTGTCGTCGTCCGTGCCGCCGTCGGCCTTGTGCACGATATGGTCTACGTCGCGTGCTGGCCTGAACTTGCCCTCTGCTAAGCAGACCTGGCACAGCCCTTTGTCACGCGTAAGAATCCGCTTGCGCAACTGCTGCCACTGCCAGCCATAGCCGCGCTCGTGGCTGCTGCCTCGTGCCGCGTCGCCCCACCTGCCGACCGTCCTGTGGGTTTGGCAGCGACTGGTGCCGTCACGCACCAGCGTGCCGCAGTACCGGCACGGCTTTGGCGCTGCATAGGGCATAGCGGCTCGTTTCCTAAAGAAGAACCCCGGGCGACGTTGCCGTCACCCGGGGCGCTTGACCTGCTGGCGCTGCGCGGGGAGGACGCAACAGCACCGAGGCTGCCCGAAATGTAGCGATAATTTCTAACGGTGAAAACTCTGTCTGCGGTCAACGGCGCGGCGTTGCAGCCCTTCCACCCTGGCCCGCTCGGCTGCGGCGGCGCGCTGTTTGTCAGCGAGCCAGCGGGCTACCACGTGGGTAGCCAGGTCGACGCGCCCATACATGGTGGCGACCGATACGCCGAGCCTGGCTGCGCGGCGCTCGATGCCGCGGCCTGACTGGTAGTACACCACCACGGTCTCGCGCAGCGTCGCGTCGAGGGCGCGCACGGCGCGATCGGTTTCCTCGGCTTCTGCGTCAATGTTGCTGATGACCGCAGGCGCATCCCACCCCGCGCAGTCGACCCGTTCGGCCAGCGTCGCCGTGGCGTACTGCCCGCCGCCTCGGTTGCGCGCACACCAGAGTGCCCACATCTTCAGCCGCATGTGGGCGTAGTCATTCCGGGCCATATTCGTCTCCCTCACGCGGAGGCGGCCCGTCCCAGTCACTGAACCGCTGAGTCTCACCGTCGAAGTACAGCGAGATCGTGTCGGTCGGCCCGTTCTTCTGTTTGGCCACGTGCAGCTGCGCCCAGTGCTTCTGGTGCGGCTTGCCGGTGCGACGAAACTCGCGATGCAGCAACGCCACCACATCGGCGGCGCCTTCGATATCGCCACTCTCACGCAGATCGCCCATCTGCGGCACGCCGTTGCGCTTGTCGGCCTCGCGGTTGAGCTGACTGAGCAGCAACACCGTGAGGCCGAACTCCTTGGCCATGCGCTTGAGCCCATTGGCCAATGCGCCCAGTTCCTGGCTTCGGTTGTCGCCCTCGCCATCCATGAGCTGCAGATAGTCGACCACCACCACACGCAGGCCTGCATCGCGGCGGCGCACCTGTTGCACCTTGCGCCGCACATCGGCCAGCGTCAGGCTCGCCTGATCGTCGATGTACATGCGCAAGGTCTGCAGCTCGTCGCACGCACCGAGCAGCTTGCCCCACATGTCGCTCGGCGCGCGCGCCGGATCGCGCAGCGCGCTCAGATTCACGCGGCCAGCCGCGGCAATGTGGCGCATGGCGGTGCTGCGCTCCGAATCCTCCTGCGTGAGCACGAGCACCGCCCGTCCGCCAGCCATCAAGCGGCTCAGGGTGAGACTGATCGCCGTCTTACCCATGCTCGGCCGCGCGCCGATCACCCACAGTTCGCCCGGCCGCATGCCGCCGCACGTGATGTCGTCGAGCCGCCGCAGCCCGGTGGGCAGCGCATTGGTGTGGCCCTCGGCGTGCGCGTTGATCTCGTCGACCACCTCGGGCAGGATCTCAGCGAGCAGCCGCGGCTCGGCCTGGGCGGCGCCCTGCTGCAGAGCCATCAACTGGGTGATGCCCCCATCGATGATGCGGCCGGCGTCGGCGCCGTTGCCATAGGCCGCAGCGGCCACCTCGTCGGCCAGCCTGATCAGCTGGCGCAGCACAGACCGATCGCGCACGATTTCGGCGTACCGCCGCAGGTTTGCCGCACTCGGCACACTCTGGGCCAGCGCGTTCAGGTATGTGAGGCCGCCGCTGCGCTCGTCTTGCCCATTCGCCTGCAGGTGCTGATACACCGTGACCACATCGGCCGGCTTGCCGGCGGCGATGATTCTGCGTGTGGCAGCGTAGATCAACCGGTGGTCATAACTGTAGAAGTCGGCCTCGGACAGCAGATCGGCCGCGCTGTCGAAGGCCTGGTTGTCGACGAGCAGTCCGCCGAGCACACTCTGCTCCGCCTCGATGGACTGCGGCGGCACGCGCAGCCGCTCGATCGCCGCCGCCGTCATACGTGGCGACCCGTGCGCCGCGCCGCCCAGGCCCGCACGAGCTCGCGATCAGCGGCCGCCTGCTCGGCACCTAGCGGCGGCAAGGCGGCCTGCTGTGCCTCGGCCTCGCGTTCGCGCGCCCTCTCGGCCAGCGCCATGCGCCGAGCCTCGCGGCCGAGTGCGGCGAAGCGCTCCACGTGCTCCTCGTCGCGCAGGATCAGCGTGACGTCGTTGTACGCGCGCGCACGCTCGTTGTCGCCGTTGTGGAACGGGCTCGCCGCGCAGCCCTCAATGGCCAACAGCAGCTCGGCCTCCGGGTATAGCGCCAGCGCGTCGCGGATGGCCCGCCGCCGCGTAGGGCCAAGCGCCGTGCGGCCGGGGTGTTTGCCCAGCATATACACCCAGTGGCCGAAGACACGCTCCACTGCGCTGCCCTTTGGCCCGCGCGTGTGCGCGTCTGCCTCATCTGTCACCAGCCTCAATTGCTGACCCACTGTGCATTACCTCCATTGCCTTTCGGTTGAGCCTCGGAGCAAAGCGGTACCCCTTCCCCGCGCCGAAGCGCCGGGACCGTTGCCGCCATGCGTGCAATCGTTGCCTCACGGCGTCGCCTGCGGTCGCATCACGTCGACCAGCCTTGCGGCGCACGGGGCGCCGATCCCGCGGGCGCTGGTCTTTCAACCCACCCTGCCCATCGCTGCGGTCCCGGTGTCTAGGGCATCACATACGCGGTGCGCGCCCCGTCGGCCGACGCGCCCGGTGTCGCGTGGTTATGGGGACATCACTTGAAATCCGACCAAACACACACCGCATGCGACAGCTCGGCCGTCGCCACACTGCCGGGCTCCGGCTGCGTCGGCGTGTACAGCACCATGGGTCGGCATGCGTGATCGGCGCGCACCATGCCCACTGCACGCAGCTCGCCAGCGTCGCGCATGGCCTTCACCGTCTGGCGAAAAGCCTCCTGCTCGCGGCAGTTGAGCCGATCGGCCAGGCCGGCGCGGTGCATGAGATCGCGCCATGAAAACGCTTGCTGATCGCCTGCCAGGCTCCACGCCGCAGCGCTCGCCGACTGGCGCATGAAACCGCGAGGCCGCGTCATGCCCAGCGCCTCACGCTGCGCAGCCACACCTTGGCGGCCTTGGTGCCGAGGGCAAAGTCTTGCGGCGGATACCGCCCGCGGCGCTGCGGCTCGCGGCTAGGCACCTGGCGCAACACTCCGCGCTTCAGCCACACATCAAGACTCGCGCGCGCCATGTTCTTGCTGCGGCGCAGCTCGTCGGCCACCTCGCCCAGCGTGACGGGCCGCCGAAGCCGCATGATGAGCTCGAGCGTGAGCCAGATGTGCGAATCGGCCAGTACGCCCCACCCATCGCTCCGCGGCAGCACCGGCGCGCGCGGCGGCTCGGCCGGCGCCAGCGTGGTGGGCGTGCCGGGCAACGCCAGCGTGCCGTTGCCCCAGCCCTCGCCGCTGGCCCGCCGCTCGCGGTTGGCTTCGCGCTGCGCCTCCTGACCGAGCGTTTGCGCGCTCGTTGGCAGGCGCTTGTGCATCTGCGGCTCATAGCCCGGCGGCCACAGCGCCAGGCCACGCTCGTCCACCGGCAGAAAGCGAAAGCCCGGGCGCTGCCAGGGCTGCACAGGTTGCGCCACGGTGCGAGCCTTCAACGCCGCGGCCCCCAGCCGTGCTTGGCCAAAAAACGCTCGCTGAGGTAGAGCTCCTCGCCCGCGGGCGGCTGCGGGCGCCCAAAGGAGTGCTCGGCCGCCGACAGCGTGGCCGCCGTGTAGCGGCACAGCAGGGCGCCGCCGCCGAGGTCAGCTGCCACCTGCACCAGGCGGTCGCTCTTCAGCCGGTACACGCCGTCGAGCACGATGTGTGCCTCACGTGCGCGCATCAATTCATCCCCACTTCGAGTGCCCAACCCGCATGGGTGATGGACGCGTCGGCTCGTGGCGCTGATAGTGCGGCGATGCACCGCCACCCGCACGCACCGATCGCCGGCTTGAATTCGTCAGACCGCATTGGGCTGACCACCGTGAGCGGGCACGGCCTCACCGGCCGGGCGCAAGAAAATATCGGCGCGCTCGAGCTTCACCTTGGCCGGAATGCCGCGGCTGACCCAGTTGTGCACGCGCTGGACGCCGCCGCTGCGCTTGTCGTAACCCAGCAGCTGCGCCAGCTTGGCGGGCCCACCGAGTTGACGGATGAGGTCTCGATCTGTCACGCAGCAGATTAAACACCATGTGTATTGCAGCTGTCAACGGTGCGTGTATCAACACGTCGTTGACCGCTGGAACAATCGCTGCCGTGGACGAACCGCACGACAGTTACACCCGGCTTTTCAGCGCCGCCAAGGCCGCCACGATCGGCAAGCGCGAGCCTGTAGACAGCCAGAGCACGCTGGCGCGTGCCATGGCGGTATCGCAGCAAACCGTGCACAACTGGCGTGAGCGCGGCGTGAGCCGCGACGGCGCCCTGGCGGCGCAACGCATTTTCGGCATCAGCGCCACCTTCATCCTCACAGGCAAGGCCCCGGCGGCTCCGCAGCCGTTGGTAGCCCGCGAGCCGCCGCCCGCCTGGGCCGACGGCTATGAAGTGACACAAAGCGAATACGATCTGCTGCAAGACATCAAGAGCATCCCGGCCGACGAGGCCGAGCAGCTGCTCGCCGAGATCCGCCGCCGCGCCAAGAAGTACCGCACCTTTGCGGCCGAAGTGCTCGCCAAGCACCAAGGCGGCGAGCCCAAACCAGTGAGCGACCAGCGCGTGCGCCTGCACCTGCCACCGCCGCCACACAAGCGCAAATGAGCCCGCGCGACCTCATGTGGCTGCAGATCGCTGGCGCTGCACTGGTGGCCCACTGGGCGCCGCCGGCAGCGGCGGACCCCGGGGTGCCTGAGTGGCTGTGCGCCACCGATCGCGCCACCGACGCCACCTACTGCTTCAAGCACCGCGAGCTCACAGAAGCGGCCGGCGAACGCACCGCGCCGCTGTATCGAGGCGGCCCACGCCAGCTGCACAGCACCGGGCACACAGCGCACGCTCTGTGCGCAGCTCGTACGCTCTATCTGCGCGACCGCGACGGCGTGAAGTACGCCGCCGGCCCTTTTGCGGCCACCGAGTTGTCGCAACAGCTGGGCACCAACCTGTGCAATGTGCCGCTGAAAAGGGCGCGCAAGCCTTAAACACCGTGTTGACAACGATATAAACAGGGTGTGTAATCCGCACCGTCACTTCAGACGGGAGCGGAAATGCACCACCTCACCCCCCAGGGACCGCGCAACCTCAGCGCCGCCCGCGCCACCAGCGACGCTTTGCTGCAGCGCCCCGCGCTGCAAGGGCTCGAAGTCACCGAGCTGCCGCCGCACGAGGGCGCCATGCAATGGGCCCTCGCGGTGGCGCTGCGCGATGACGACGCGCACGCGTTCCCCGCCACGGTGCCGGGGGCGCTGCTGTGAGCGCCGCCATCACCTACACCCGACGCCCACTGCTGCTGCGCGTGCAGCGGGCCGTGGCCTTGGCGTGGCTCCAATACGAAATCACCAGCGCCGAGCAGTGGATCGCCGCCTGCTCGCGTGACGGCATCACCGACGGCGAACAGCTGCGCCACCAGCGCCTGGCCGTGGAAGCTCTGCGCGTGCGGCGCGCCTTGTGGGAGGCCGCGTAATGGCCATCCGCGACTACTACGACGCACCCGCCTGCCTGGGCAACTGCCAGCAGGGCCGGCGCGATTGCACGCTGCCCGGCGTGTGCAGCGCCAGCCGCAAAGTCAGCGAGGCCGACCTCGATGCACGCGAGCGCGAGCGCGCCGCGGCGAGCAACACGCCTGGCCCCCAACGCGGCACCGCGCTGCCTGAGGCGCCCGAGCCTATCGACTGGCCGAGCTTTCGCCCTCTGCTGCTCGCGTTGCTGACGCTGGCCGCCGTGGCACTGGTGGGCGCCCTCACCGCCATTCGCACCTGGGGTGGCGCATGACGTGGATCCTCACCGCCACCGGCCGGCGCATCGACCTCGACTGCCCGATGCCCCACCGCATCGAGCTGATGGACGTGGCATGGTCACTCGCGCAGCAGGTGCGCTTTGTCGGGCACGCACTTCGGCCCTACAGCGTGGCCGAGCACAGCCTGCTCGTCAGCGAGATCGTGGAGCGCGAAGTGCAGGGCGCCGGGCCCACTGTGCAGCTCTATGCGCTTTTGCACGACGCACACGAGTATGTGACCGGCGATCTGCCCACCCCCGCCAAGCACGTGATCGGGCCCGCGTGGCCCGGCTTCGAGCGGCGGTGGGAGCACGCCGTGCACAAACGGTTCGGCTTGTTGAGCACCGCCGCCGTGTGGCAGCAGGCCGTGAAACACGCCGATCTGCGAGCCCTGGCCACCGAGCGCCGCGACCTCATGCCGCAGCACGGCGATGAGTGGGCCGTGCTCACTGGCGTGGAGCCCCTGCCCTGGCTGCAGCTCTACACGCCCGAGCGGCGCGCGGCCGATTGGGAGTTTTGGCGCGACCGCTTTCTCGACCGCTTCCACGAGCTCAAGGAGGCTATCGCCGCACGGCAGCCCACCTCGCCGACCTGACTACCACCACGCCCAACATCGTCACCGAGCCGACAACCATGCATTGCACCCAGATTGCCACCGCCCGCGCCCTGCTGCTTGCCACGCTGCTGCTGGGCGCCGCCGCCCACGCCACCGAGCGCGAGCACATCCCCAAACCCGTGCCGCAGCTGCCGCCGGCGCCAAACGTGACGACCAGCGCCACGCAGAGCCAGGCGCAGCAACAGACCCAGGGCAACACGCAAAGCATGAGCCCGACGTATGACGGCGGCAACAGCTTCGCGTTCGTGAACATCCCCACCTTCGCCACGCCGCTGCGGGCGGGCCTGTGCCCCAAGGGCGACAGCGAGAGCTTCAGTGTCTTGTGGGGCCTTTTCAGCCACGCCAAGAGCACCACCCGCAGCGAAATGGAATGCCTGCAGCTCGTGCTCGCCGCACGGCCCGCCGAGCCACGCCTGCCACCCGTAGCGGCCGAGTGTCTGCACCCGCCGGCCAAGCCCGCCGCACCGGCGAAGGCCAAGCCGGCGCGTGTGGCGGTGGCGGCAGACGACAGGTGCAAGCGGTGAGCAGTGTCACCATCCGCGGCACGCTGGCCCACCATGCCGAGGCGCGCATCACGGCCACGCATCCGCTGCAGGCATGGATCTACTGCGAGGTCATCACCGGAGCATGCGATGCGCCCGTGCACGTGCGCTACCGCGTGCCGGGGCTGGGCTACGCGGCCGAGATCAGCGCCAAGACGAAGGCCGACCAGATGCGCCGCGGGGTTCGCGTGTACGCGCGCGGCGAAGGCCTGCGCATGGCGCGGGGCGGGCTGGTGCTGACTGATGTTGAGCAGCTGGTGCTGGCGGAAGAGAGTGCGTTGCAGAGAAGGCTGGATGTGGTGGCGCCGTGAGGCCCAACTCAAATTCGACGCCACCCCTGTCGCATAACACCGGGCCAGCCGATGCAAGTCCTTGATTCTCCGGCGATCACCGCTGATACGCAGACACCGTCGCGCACCAGCCACGACAAGTCGCGCCTGCTCGACCAGGTGCGCGCCGCGTGCCGCGTGCACCACTACAGCCTGCGCACCGAGCAGGCCTATGCTCACTGGGTGAAGCGGTTCATTCTGTGGAGCGGCAAGCGCCACCCCGCCACCATGGGCGGCCCGGAGTGCGAGGCGTTTCTCACCTACCTCGCCACCGAGCTCGACGTATCTGCCAGCACGCAGCGCCAGGCGCTCAGCGCGCTGCTGTTCCTCTATCGGCAGGTGCTCGGGCTCGATCTGCCGTGGCTGGAGAACATCACCCGCGCCAAGCAACCGCAGCGCATCCCCGTGTGGCTCACAGAGCAAGAAGTGGCACGCCTGTGGCGCCACGCACCCCCAGCCACTGACGCAGCGGGCCTCGTGCTGCGCCTGCTCTACGGCAGCGGCCTGCGGCTCATGGAAGCACTGCGCCTGCGCGTGCAAGATGTGCACCTAGATCGCCGCGAGCTCGTGGTGCGTGAGGGCAAGGGCAACAAAGACCGCGTGACCATGCTGCCCGCCACGCTCGTTGCGCCCATCAAACGCCGCCTCGCCGAACGGGCCGCCATGCATGCGATTGACGTGGCCAAGGGCATGGCCGACGTGCACCTGCCGCACGCGCTCGAGCGCAAGTACCCCAACGCCGGCAAGCAACTCGGCTGGCAATACCTGTTCGCCGCGGCTGACTACAGCACCTGCCCGCGCACCGGCGTCGTGCGCCGCCACCACCTGGGGGAGAAGACCATCCAGCGGCACATGGCGCGTGCCGTCAAGGCCGCAGGCATCCACAAGCCGGCCACGCCGCACACGCTGCGCCACAGTTTCGCCACGCACCTGCTCGAGCGTGGCAGCGACATCCGCACCGTGCAAGAACTGCTCGGCCATAGCGACGTGACCACCACCGAGATTTACACCCACGTGCTCAACCGCGGCGGGCGCGGCACGGTGAGCCCGCTGGATCGGGGGCCGGCATGACGCCAAAGCAGCGCGTGCTGCGCCGTTACGCATGCGCCAAGTGCATGCGCGGGCTCGACTACGGCGGCTGGTCAGTCGTCAAGCCTGACGCCCGCGGTATTTGGCACACCATCGGCATCGGCCGCACAGCCGCGCGCGCATGGGCTGATGTGCTGCGCCTCATGCGAGGCAAGTGATGCTTGTCACCCTGCCCGAAGCCGCCGCCCGCCTGCGCGTAAGCCTGCGCACCCTCGAGCGCGAAGTGGCCGACGGGCGCCTCGCCATCGTGCGCATCCGCACCCGCCGCATGATCGACCCCGCCGAGCTGGCGCGGTACATTGCGGCCGCCAGCCAGGCGCGCCCATGTCGATCCGCAAGCGAGGAAACCGCTACCAAGTGCGCGTCCGCGTCGGCGGTGGCGCACGCCTTGAGCGCACTCTTCCGCCCGGCGCCACCCTTGCAGACGCGCGGGCGCTCCAAGTCGCGCTTGGCCGCGCCCGCATCGACGCTGCGGTTGGTCGGCCCCCGAGATACCTGATCGACCAGGCCATCGACCGCTGGGTCGACAGCAGCGCCAAGAGCCTGCGCAGCTGGGCCAAGGATGTGCGCTACCGCGTCGACACCCTGCGCACCCACACCGCCGGCCAGCCGCTCGAGGCCCTGCCCGCGGTGGCCGACGCCATCAAGCGCCAAGGCCTCGGCGCCGGCGTGTCGCCCGCCACGGTGAACCGCCTCCTCGCCATCTTGCGCCGCGTCGGCAACCTCGCCGAGCGCTGGGGCTGGACGCGCGAGCCCCTCGGCCGCCGCGTCGAGCTCGTGCCCGGCGAGCGTCCGCGCGAGGTCTACGTCACACCGGCCCAGGTGCGTGCGCTGGCTGCTGCGGCCGAGCCGGTGACGCGAGATTTCATCCTGTTCGCCGCCCTCACCGGGCTGAGGCGATCCGAGATCCTGCGGCTCACGCCGGCCGATGTGCGCGGCGATGTCGTGGTGGTCGACAGCCGCAGCAAGAGCGGCAAGGGCCGCGTGGTGCCACTGGTGGCCGAGGCCGCACGCATCGCCCGCAGGCGGCTGCCGTTCGCGATCGGCGTACCACTGCTCACCAAGCGCTTCAGGCTGGCCAGGGCCGCCGCCGGCTTGCAGCACCTGCGCCTGCACGATCTGCGGCACGCCTTCGGCACCTGGCTGGCCGAGACGGGCGCCGATGGCCCCACCATCCGCGACGTGATGGGTCACAGCTCGCTCACCGTGACCAGCCGCTACCTGCAGAGCGCCAGCGAAAGCGCAAGGCGGGCGGTGGCCAGGTTGCCGCGGCTGGGGTCAGGCCGGGGCCAGAAGGCACCCGCCAAGCCTCGCCCGAAGGCGGCGTGATGAGGGCAATTCACCTATGAGAACTGGCGGAGAGAGTGGGATTCGAACCCACGGTACGGGAGATCCCGTACACCGGATTTCGAAGGCGGCTGTCGTGGCCTGACGCACCGCGCACACCTATGACAGCGCCCGCCTGGCGCTGTCATATGAACCCACGCCACGGCCCCGGGCGGGGTCAGGGTGGGGACGGACTCAGCGCGTCGTAACTCCGCTCGCACGCGAGCCCGGCGGCGCGGCCTTCGTCAGCTTCTGTTGCCAACGCTCTGTATCGCGTTCGACAGTCGTCGAATAGCTCTCCGAGCGTGGCGGCTGCCGTGCAGTCGCATCGAGCGGCGGAATCGGCGTTTGCGCCGCCGGCGGCGGCGAGCTGCGCCACCAGCTCGCGCACCCTGTCGTCAGCGCTGGCAGCGCGATCAGCAGCAGCAGCAGCGGTCTTGCGGTAGGCGTTGGCTTCATTGCGCGCTTTCGTCTGGTCGTTGATGCGGCGCTCGAGCTCGGCGCTGCGCTCGCGCTCGGCCTTCTGCGCGGCGGTGGCGCGCTCGCGCTCATCGGCTGCCCGGCTGGCGCGCTCTGCATGCAGTTGGGCGCGGCCAACCCATCCCCACACCGCCAGAGCCGCCACCAGCCACACCCAGGCCGGCACGCGGCCGAGCATGCCGAGGATCACGCCCACCCGCCGGCCCTCTGCTTGGCCCGCGTGCTCACCACCACCCAGCCCACCACCACGAGCGCAATGCCCAGCAGGGCCAGCGGCGGCACGCCGGTGATCTGCTGCACCTGCTCGGCCATGCCCCTGGCGCTGGCCAGCATGCCCTTGGCTGCGTCGATCTGCTCGGCAATGGCTGATGCGCCGGCCAGCCCGCCGGCGGCGGCTGTAGCGGCCCCTGAGCGGGCGATCGGGCTGGCCGCGAGGCTGGATTCCGCCTGCACGGCCTGCGGCATGGGTTCGGCTCGGTCGCCGTCTGGCGTCAGGTACATGGCCGCCTCGCGCGCCCGGCGAGCGGTCAGGCCGTCGAGCACCCGCAGCTCGCCGGTGGCGGGGTCGCGGGCCTTGTTCCACAGCCCGAATGCACGAGCAGCGGCTTGCCGGTTGCCGGCGTTGTGCTGCCGCAGCACGGTGGACCGGCGCAGCCCTTCGGTGCCGATGTTGTATGCCAGGCTCACCATGGCGGCGAGCTCGTGCTCGCCGGGCTCCACGGTGCACATGGCTTTGACGGCGCGCGCGCGCGTGGCGATGTCGTCACACAGCCAGCGGTCGGCCTGCTCCTTGGTGCAGGTGTCACCCGGATGAACGCCGTCGGTCTCGCCCCAGCCGATGGTCCAGACCCCCGCCGGGCAGCGGTAAGCCTTGAGGCGCAGGCCCTCGCTGTCGGCGATCTCGGCCACGCCCTCGAGCGCAATGGCCCATGGCAAGTCAGGGTCCGGCAGGGGTCTGCTGCTCATCGATGAATCCCAAAGGGCGCACGCGCTTGGGCTCGTCGTGCGGCTTGAGCGGGTCGCCGGCGTATTGCTCGGCGCGGGCGCGGTCCTTGTGCAGCGACATGCGTTCGAGCATGCGCTCCCTGTCGCCTTCGTCGGCGACGAACACCACGGCCCAGGCGACTGGTGTGTTCATGTGCTGCGTCCATGCCGGCGCGGCGGCATCGCAGGGCCGCCGCGCCCAGCCTTCACGCCGGCGCGGCCGGGGTGTTGGCCGTAACGGCGGCTGCCAATGCCGCCTGCTGCGCGTCGAGGTCGGCCACGGCCTGGATCACGGCGCTCATGTCGTTTGCCGCCACGGCAGCGTCGAGCGCCGCCTTCAGGCCCTGCAGCAGCGCGATCGCGCTCTCGGTGACGGTGCGCTGCTCCTGGACTTCGCGGACCAGGTCTTCGATGGGTGTTGCCATGATGATCAGCCTTTCGAGTTGCTGGGTGATGGGTGCAAGGGCTTCGGGTATCGCCACATCGAGGTAGCCCTTCGTGAGACCTCGATACAGGTTCAGGGTGGCGCCGGCCTGCACGGTGATGATCACGTCGTCGGCCATGGTCACCGTCTCGGTGAGCAGGCGGTCACGGCCGGGCCGCTGATGCCGGTGATGCTGGGCGATGCGCAGTAGCGCACCACGTTGAACTCGATGATCTGCAGCGCCGCGCAGTCACACGGCTGGCCGGCCACGGCGATGCCGCTCGCCAGCGTGCTGCGCTTGCCGCCCACCACCGCGTAAGCCGCCCGGGTGCCGCTGGCCGATGCGGTGACGACGTACGCGCTCGGCGGCGCGGCCGGATCGAGCGGCGCCGGCTTGCTCGCATTGAGCGCGGCGACCAGTGGCGCCCACACGTCGCACATGTCCAGGATGTGCAGCGTCGGCGCATAGGCGGCCCCGATGGCGGCCACGGCGGCGGAGTCGCGGCTCGGCATGGCGGCCAGCAGCAGCAGCCGGGCCGCGAGGCCCGGGTTGGCGACCAGGTGGGCCCAGGTGACGGCGTAGAGGTAGAGATCGACTCTGCCCACCTTGGGCACCCACCAGCCGATCGCGGCGCCCTTGGCGTTGAGGTCGATCACTGCCCGCGTGCCGCTGCCGCCGATCTGTGCGGGCAGATTGCCAGGCAGCGGTATCCCAGCGGCCGCGCTCACTGTCGCCTGTGTGGGCATGTCGGCTTGCGGCAGCGTGGGCAGGGCGGGCACCGGCAGCGGCGGCACCCGCGGGGTAGGCCCGCATTCGCCGTTGACCTTGCCGTCCGGCAGCAGCAGCTGGCCGTGCGCCGACCCGCCGAACAGCACGGCGCCGCTGAGGCCGATCAGCACCGCGGCCAGCAGCAGTTCGAGCACGGTGCGGTCGGTGTGCGCCAGGCGGCGCAGCAGGGCGACGAGGCGCTCGTTGATGCTCATTGCTTGCTCTCGATGTAGGCCTTGAACACGTAACCTTGCAGCACGCTGATGGGCATCGTCACGGCGGCGATGATGGCCGCGGCACCCAGGGTGGCGCCGTCGGAGTTGGCCGCGAGCACGATTTCAGCGTAATCATTCGCCCACTGAAAGCTGCGCCACGTGAGCCAAACCGTGACAGCCAGCAGCACAGTGCGGCGCAGCGCGAGCCGCTCTTCAACGCGGTCGAGCGTGTCGAGCCATGCGGGGTTGGCTGTCATCTGCGCCGCTCCACTTTCTCGAGCCGCTCCTCGATGGAGCGCATGCGGTTGTTCGTGACCTCGAAGTCGCGCCGCGCATCGCTCTGCAGGTAGCGCTCGCCGTGCAGCCGGCCGAGCTGGTCCTGCACGCTGTTCAGCGCCTGCCGAACCTGACTCATCTGCTCGCTGGTGCGAACCTGCTCGCGGCTCAGGTCGAGCAGGGTGGCGCCCACCCAGATCACCACCGCCAGACCCACGCCGCCGATCACGGTCTGCGCATGGCGCTCGAAGGCGCTGCGCTCGCGCGTCTGCAGCTCCGCCTGGCTCATGATGCCCACCGCGCCATCAAGGCAGCCACCAGCATCGGCGCGGCCACCGGCACCGCGCCGAGCGCCGTGGCCAATGTGTCGGCCGGCTCCACGTGCGCCACCTCGGTGCCGGCCCTGCGGTTGCGCCAGCCGTCATACAGTTCCTTGGCCGCCCCCACCAGCGCCGCGGCGGCGATGGCCGAGGCCCACGCCCATGCGGGCCACAGGCGCAGCGCGATGATGGCCGCGATGGCCGCCACCGCAGAGCCCGCGATGTAGTGACCGGCCTTGTCGGCGTCGAACAGGTTGACTCTCATGGCTGGCTCCTCACGCGTCGGCGGTGATGCGGTTGACGTTGGTGCCGTCGCAGCTCACGATGGCGGCCTTGGCGGTGGCGATAGTCACGCCCGTGCCCGAGGCGCCGATCACCTGGATCGAGCCGCCCGTGCAGGTGTTGCGAACGAACCAGACGCGCGGCACCAGCGGCACCACGAGGTTGCGTGTGGCCGTGAGTGAGCCGGTCGTCACCAGCTCCTCGCACATGGCCTCTTCATAGTTGAGGGTCTGGTTGGCGTCGGCCATGGCCTTGGTGGCGATGCCGTACAGAAAGCGATTGAAGTGATGGGGGTCGCGGTGGTCTTCGTAGCTGGTGACGGCCGAGGCACTCGTCACGGCCTTGGCCATGGCCAGGCCGTCGGCAGGGAAGCTCGTGGCCTGCTCGGCCACAGTGAACGAGCGGTTCACGCTCACATACCGCGTGCTGCTGGCCGTGAGCGCCACGGTGCCGTTGCTCTTGGCGGTGGCGGTGGCGTTGATGTAGTAGCGCGGCGTGCCATAGAAGCCCCAGGTGAGCCCCGAGCTCGTGCTCGCCCGGCGGCCGAACGGCGCGGCCACGCTGAATGCGTCGGCCAGCTCGTTGACGCGCACCTCCTGGCTGGCGCCGCCGTTGGGCAGGGTGTCGAGGTTGGTGGTGCTGTCGCTCATGGTGCTAGATGCTCCGCTGCAGCGCGTAGCCGCGGCCGACGGTGGCTGATAGTTGGTAGACGCGCACGTGCAGCGTGCTCTGCGCGGACCCGAAGTCCGTGATCTGGTCGGCCACGCTGTAGGTGGCGGCTTGACTGGTGGCGCTGATCGTGCGCTTGAGCGTCGCGAACGAGCCGCTGGCATAGATGTCGATCTCGTACGCCTCGCTCGCTTCACCCAGCGGATGCGTGCTCGAATTGAAGTTTTCTGCCAGCCGCGTGCGGCGGCTCCACGTGAGGTTGATGTCGCCCGTGGTGCCGGCCGGGTCTGCCAGCTCGCTCGGCGGGGTGAAGGAGGTGCCGCCGGTGTACTTGCAGCGCCCCTTGACGAAACCGAAATCGTCGATCCAGCCGTTGAGCGAACTCGACCCGGTGTCGTAGCTGCCGATGGCGATCGCGTCGCCACTGTTGCTGCGCAGCGTGGCCGAGCTGCTGGCGCTGGCCTCTTGCGTGCCGTTGACGTACAGGCGAAACGTGGTGCCGTCGCGCACCGCGGCCACGTGATACCACGTACCGGTCGTGACCGTCGTTGTGCCGGTGAGGCTGTATGCGAGCGTGTTGGTGCTGTCGAAGCCGGCGAACGTGATCTTGGCGCTGCCGTTCACGCCGATCAGGTACGGATAGAAGCCGGTGCTGGTGGCCTTGACGCACAGCACTGGCGTGCCGACCGACGAGAACCGCACCCAGAATTCGATCGTGAAGTCGCCCGTCGGCACGTCGACCGCCGTGTGGTGCGAGGCTTTCACGCCGTCGCCCGTGCCGTCGCACAGCAGGCTCGCGCCGCCGAACTTGCTCTGCGCGGTATCGAGCTGCGCGTTGCCGATCGCCGAGAAGCTCAACGCGTTGAGGCTCGAATCGGTGAACGTCGTCGATGCATCCGTGCCGTTGAAGTGCAGTAACACGCTGATGTCGCCGCCGGCCGCTGCGGTGGTGCGCAGATCAACCGGGCTAAACGGCTTGAGGCCCACCGCCGTTGGCGTGATCTGCTGCGCCGCCGCGCTGCTCAGGGTGCGACCCAGCGTCACGCCCTTCAGGTAGCGCAGCGCGCCGATCTCGCTGGTGGCCACCGGCATGCGGCGCAAGCCGGTCGTACGCAGCAGCACGAACCGTTCGTTCGCTGCGTGGGTGCCGGTCGCCCACTCGGTGCCCCGCCGGGCCCGCAGCAGGCCGCTCAGGGTGTAGATGCCGGTGCTCACCAGCGTGGCAGTGCGAAACTGCAACACCTCGCTGCCGATGCGGCACGCGTTGGCTCCGCTGTTGAGCAGGTTGTCTCGGCTGTCGCTGCTGAGCGTGCCCGGCGCCACGTTCACGGTGACCGTGTTCACCTCGTCGAACACATTGCCTCCAGCCCAGTCAGCCAGCGCGGTGCTCGCGGTGCCGATCACCGCAGCCTCTGTGATCGTGGTCTGCTGCGTGTAGGTGATGTCGTCCGGGCTCGTGAATGCCGCGGCGCCTGGCCATGGCGTGCTGGAGCCGCGCGCGGCGACGTAGTAGCCGGCGTCGTCGTCGGCGTCGCGCAGGATCGGCATGTCCATGGCCACGAGCAGCGTGTCGGCAGGGCTCGACACCGTGGCCGCGGGCGTGTAGTCCGTGCTCGTCACGCCGGCAGCCGTGAGCACGCTGGCGTCGTCGAGCACGGCGTCGAATTCGAGCACGCCCTGCGCATCCGTCTTTTGCACCAGGCGCAGGCGGTAGGTGCTTGCGTCATCGTCCGTCACGGTCACCACGTCGCACGGCTCGAGCCTGGCGTAGCTCTGCAACAGCGCGATGCGCGTCGACGCCAGAGCGGCCACCTGCAAGTCGAGCAGCATTACGTCGGCAACGGCCTTGGCTTCGGCCGCGGTGAGCGCGAGCGGCAGCTCGAGGGTGTTGATGGTGCGCGCGGCGCTCACCAGCCGGTCGGCCTGCTGCAGGTCGGTGGTGTAGTCGGCGTCGGCGTTGAGGTAGCGAATGGCGATGCCTGAAGGCAGCTCCAGCTCGCTGCCGGGCTTGAGCGCCAGCGGTTCGGCCGCACCCTCGCTGCTGCTGCTGGCGCCGAGATCAGCGAACGGGATGCTCGCCACGCTGGCAGAGCCGCGGCGCCGAAAATACAGCTTGTCGCTCAACACCGCATCGAAGAAGAACGCGGCCTGCAATACCTCCAGCGCGATGCGTGTGGCGCCCACCTGCGTGAGCGCAAAGCCGCGCAGCGGCTGGGTGATGCCGGCCAGGTCCGTCACGTCGATCTGCCCCGCCGTGAGACCGGCGCGCTCGCACAGCGCCAGCACCGCATCGTCCACGGCGTCCTGTGTGATCGTGGCGCCGATGCCGATGACCTGCAGATCGGAGTAGTCGCACTGCGTGGTGGTGCCGCCGGAGTCGTTGAAGAAGCCCTGCTGCGTGACGGCGATGCTGGTATGGTTGCCGCTCAGCGTGGCACTGATGACGGTGGCGCCGGTACCGAGATTGGTGATCACGGCTGTGCTGTTGCCAGAGCCGCTGATCAGGTTGACCTCGAGCTGCAGCCAGGTGAATACCGGCAGTGCCGCCGAACCGATGGTCGTGGCGGTGCCGTTGACGGTGACCGCCGGGCGCTGCAGGGCGTCGAACACCGCCTCGCGCGACGGCGCGAACGCGAACGTGATCGCGCTCGAGCCGTCGAGCAGCCTGAAGATCGTGGCGTCGTCCGCCTGCAGGTCGCGCAGGCGAAACTTGATCCGCACCGCATTGCCCGT